TTTTTTTCAAGCAGAAGACGGCATACGAGATCTAGTACGGTCTCGTGGGCTCGGAGATGTGTATAAGAGACAGGCACACGATAGCATAAGTTGTACCGGCAGTCAACTGGACTCTCGTAGTAAATTCAATATCTACAAATGCACCTGGACTTGCACCAAGTTCATCACCATCTATTGTGCCAACACACAAATCTGCACCTGATGGTGCACCTGCTGTAGTGTTTCGTATACTGACAGTAAAGGTGCCAGGTGCACCATTCTTATAGAGTTTTAATGCGACTTTTCCTATTCTGTGACTTGTTGACGGTGTAAATGTTTGTGCAAACCACTTGGCACCCTCAACTGGTGAATGTGTAGTATCGCCAGTCTCGTAAGATTCATATTTTGTAGCCATTAATCTACCACTGTTACTGAACACATTGCTATGATTGGGTACGCTGTTCCACCGATCTGTTGAGCGTATTTCTTACCCATGCCCGGACGTTGACCACCACGACCACGATCATCCAGAGCATCATAGGGTCTTACATTCTGCGAATCAGAGCATGTGCCTGCTGGTTGTTTCCCGGCTGGTAGCCCTTTATGAAAACCTTTGAATGGGAATAAAAGTTCCATTATTTATGCCTCACAATACCAGGGGGCACATGCACTCGATATGTACCCGATTTCTTTTAATTCCTGGCTTGGTCTACGGGTTATCAGGTGCCGCAGACCAAGCCATATAAAAAAACCACGCGGGGACGTGAGATCTTATGCTTCCCTTACTGTTTCACTTGTTGCGTTATAAACAAGTAACTTCATCCAGTCAATATAAAGTCCCTGTTCCGCACTATCACTTAAATTATCAATATTGAATGTCGGGCATATAACAGCATCCGGCACACCATCATCACCACCAGCATCAGCATCAGTGACAGTCGTAACCAATGCACCTTTATGGTAAAACTTAACATAGTCATCAGCAGTATCACCGTTACCAAAAATGTGAATACCAAAGGTTTCATAAGCTGTTTTATCTACATCAGTACACTCATCATCAGCACTTGTAACATTAGTACCGTCACAAGCCTGTGTACCCATATCAGCAGCAGTTGTGCCGCTGTCTCTGAAGAAACCAGCATGGTCGGTGTTAACTGCTATTGTTCCACTTCCGCCAATATCAGTACTGCCATCATCAGCAAGTCCTATAAACACTCCACCAGCATCGTCAACTACTTTAACACGTGCCTCAAAATAGATATGCGTACCAACACCAGGCTTGCATTGCATACCAAGAAACGCCAGGTTAGTAGAGTGATCATTTGTAGCGGCACCATTGGTTAATTTTGCTATACCAGCAGCTAATGTAGGTTGGTTTGCAAGTGATCCTGATCCAGTATTCTGTGTTATTGTACCAGCTACCTCTGCTTCGGTTTTCATTTTAAGAAAATCTTCAAAAATGTGAAAACCTTTGCCAGGATTCAATATAGTTTCCAGTACCGGAGCATCATCCCATAGTAACGGACTGGGGCCACCGTCATCAGCGGCAGTAGCTAAATACTCTGCTTCAATTTGGTCAACCACATTGTTAACGTCCAGCAATGCCTCAAAGTCCGGTGAAGCGTAGGTACCATAATTGTAATAAATTATAGACACGCCAGCCGCCACAAACTTCCTGTATATACAACCCTCTGCATACGTGTTAGCAGTTGTCGGGGCCGCACCCGTTCCATAACAATCCGTTACACCATCTTCAGTTCTCCATAACACTCGTACTGTCGCTGACGCAGCAGGTCCAGGGACCATGTTGTGGGCGTCAAACGCCATAGTATATCTTGTTCTACTCATTTTCTACTCCTATATCACGGCATCCCTGCTCACCACACATATTTCCTTATATGTCATTGTCAGTTGTTCTGTTCGCCCATGTACGTTCATAGCGATACAGTGTTTCACTTCGATTCATTGATCCACCCGTTCTTGGAGACAACCTGGCATCAGCACGAAACGCTGCAAGTAAAGCCTTTTTTATGTATCTCTGCTCTAATGATGGGTCTACTTCCTCATCTTCCATCGACAGTTTAGCATAACAAGCTGCTAAAATGGGTTCATCAAATATAAATCCAGCAGGATGAAAATTATTAACCGGCTGCACAGTATAGGCACTATTGGCACCTGGATTAGTCCCACCGGCTGCACCAGCAGCAGTAAGCCAATCGGCTACAGCGAATGCCCCTGTTGCACCGGTATAATCCGTAACAATTGCCCAACTTCCTTTCCCGGTCCCGGAGATTACATCACATCGCCAACCATTAAAATAATCATTACCCTCTGTTCTGCTACCATCTGTAAGATCTGTATTACCACCGCTATCAGCTGTGCCTGTCTCTACATCAAGATTATCAAAATGTGCCAGGTACGGGAACTGTAACGTATCAGCAGCAGATGGCTGAGGATCAAGTATAAGCTCAAACCTACGCTTGGCACTACCACCACTGATGTCTGTTATGGCCGGTTCCAATGGTCTAATAGTTGCGTGACGTGGATAGCCAGTCACTACGTTCACTGATCGATTAGCTCTAATCAAAGACTCATCCACCCACTGTATAGGGGTAGCGTGAGCCGTATCCTTCACGTAATCGATTTTACCCTTTACCTCACCCCCAAAGGACTCAGCAAGCGGGTAACGAGCTATATCGCCGCCTACAGTCTCTACGGGGGTCACAGCAAACGTGCTATCAGTATCAGGGTCAGTTCCACCGGCGTTACCGTATTTGTCAAGCCAGTCTGCAACAGTTATGGTACCTGAAATGGCTGTATAACCTGTGATGACTGCCCAGGAACCTTCGCCTGTTTCACCAGTGATATAACAGTAATAACCGTTAAGATCGTCATCTGTGTCATAGGTGTCTGCAAGGGTTAAATCAACTATAGTAGTTGTGCTGGCTGAATCGGCTGTACCAGTTATGCGTGTTGCAGTAAGTACAACGCTCATAATACGTTTCTGCCATCGCCAGCCACGTTTAGGGCCATCAGATACGAACATTCGAAAAGCATCACGTACAATCTCCTTGCATACTCCGAGATTATACTGATCTACTGGTATTAACGCTGACTGATTACCATTGACACCAAAATAGGCTACACCAGCCTTATTTGCCACCTTTTCTATCAGTTTAACAAACGATAGTCCTGATGTTGGCTCTGCCATAATTCACTCCAAGAAAGCCATCCTGGGTAGCGTATACTACCCAGGACAACGTTTAAACATCTTACTTCTCACACGCAAAACGTAACCAATCAACCTGCATTCCACTGGCAGTAACACTTGCATCGTGTTTAATACCGAGAACAACACCTAAGTCCTCAGTAAGTTGGTCGCCAGTATCCAAATCAGCAAGATCAAAAGTCTCGGCTTGCTTGACACCATCGACATAAAACGTGACGGTTTCTTTACCATCAAATCTCATACCAAGTTTAATATACTCGTCATCGTAAGCAGTCGCATCTGTGGTCATATCTACTACAGCGGCTTCGACATCAGTAGGAGCACCACCATCACCGGCTTCGTGATAGACAGTATCAATGTCACCCATTACAGCACCATCGGATGCCGCAATAGCAGCGAAACCAATAAAATCGCCATCAGCGATAGAAGTACCATTATCAGCGATACCATCATCATCCAGTAAACTATCTTCACCTAAACCAAGAATAAAACCACCTTCTTCAGAAGAATCAAGAAAATTAATTCTTGCTTCAAGCCAGAATTTTTTGCCGTTGTTTTTATCCAATTCGTAAAGGATGTTGCTAATAAGATAAGCAGCATTATTAGCACCACTCGGACCATCAATTACAACAACACTCTGTTCATCCGTGATCCATTCTATATCTGCACTATCACCAATAAGTGCAAATTTAAAACTTTTAGCGTCATCGGTGATAAAACCGCCTTCAAAATCTTCCATGATATGAATACCTTTACCTGGATCTTTCAAAAAAGAAATCACCGGACAATCAGCCCATATACGAGGACTTGGACCACCAGCGACAACTGTATCATCAGATCTATATGTAACTTCACTCATTTAAATCTCCTTCCCTGACATATCAGGGTTATAAGGATTATTAGGCAATAGCTTTGTGAATAACAAATCCACAAGTACGCCTATTCTCACATAAATTATTGTGTGCACCATCAAGAAAGACCGTATGCGTAGTATGCTGTCTACGGTCTGTCATCGGCTCACTCTCAACCATCCAATGACCTTCCTGTATATACGGAATAAACTTACGGAAGTCAACACAAAAGATAGGTGCAACGGCAACGCCAGTTGCTGGTTCAGTATAACCTTCCAGTTGCGGAATATAAACAACTGGCATCCTGTTGATATAAACCAGGCCACCATCGTCCATACGAATGTTGCCAAGTAACTCTTTACCACTATGTCGGTCGTCACGCTGATCTGCAAGATCCTGAAGTTCAACAGCAGTATCAGAATCACAATAGATCCTTTTTGCAGCGGTACTCTCACGTTTGGGATCATTGATGATTAACGGGGATTTAAACCGGGTCTTTATAGCAGCTTTACGGAATTTCTTTAACAAAGCATTGTCTATTGCCGTGTAAAGAGCGACATAGTTACGCCACTTAGCCTCAGACGCAGCATCGATACCTGCACAAGATGTTCCGGTAGAGGCGTTCTGATACCGAATTGTCTGACCAACAAAACCTGGTGTAGTTTCACCAGCAGTAATAAAGTTAAGATAATAAGGTACCCCGTAAGGATATAAATCATCAGTTGCACTTTGAGGACACTTCCAGGCACGATCTTCAATAAGATCAGCCAATGCCCACAAACCGTCTATTCTACGAACTTCCATCAAACGAATGTAACCCTTTGCAGAGTTCATCTGGCGTTTAATTTCCAGAATATCCCAGGAATAATTGGTACCAATTTGTGTCCAGGGTACAGTGATGGTATCCATCACGTCACCAACTGTCGGCTCGTCCGTATCATATAATCTACGATATCTGGCATTACCAGAATTATTAAGCATAACCTTACGCTTAATACTATCACCACCATCTATCTCCATACGTTCCTTCTGATAGATGCGACAAAACTCATAATCCTCATTGTCCCACATGACCTCAAAATATTGCTTTGGAAAGTCACTTAAAGTGGTTGCAATAAGGTCAGCTAAATCTGCATTTTTAATAGCCATTTATTACCATCCTTTTTGTTTTAGTGCTGCGAGTCTTTCGCCAGCATTCTTCACGGCTTCATCACGGTTAGTAGCTTTTTTAATTTCAGTAGATTTAGCCGAGCGTTTACTGTCGGAAGGTCGCAAAGTTTTAGTCCTTTTTTTCAGAGCCTTTTTAATCTTATTTACAGTTATAGACTCACGCATCGAATCTGTTACGAGAAGGTGAGCTTTTTCCATTGCTATAGCAGTTGAAACCTCTATACCCTGCGATGCACTACCAACTTTATAACAGTCAGCTTCCTGCAAGACTGCTATGCGGTGTGCCTTCTGATTAGGTGTAATGTCATCCCAATCTTGACCCGATTTAACCACACCGTAGAAATCAGTATATGGTTTCATATCATCGGCACTAAAGAAATTATTTACCGCCTGTAAAGCATTAGCATCAGCAGTAGCATTAGCTCTTGCTGTAGCAGCTTCCTGATCGGATTTAGCAAACTGTACATCACCAGGTACACGCCGTTTAGCAGCTTCAGCAGCATCATCCTTTATCCTTTGATTCATAGCTTTTAGAACAACAGCAGTAGCTTCATCGCCATCAGCGACTTTAGCTATCTCATCTGCTGTAATAAAATCTTTAATCTCAGGTGCAGCTTGTTCTGCTGCTTTTCTTGTTGCTTCTGCTTTTTCACGGCCAATAGCGGAGAACTGCCGCGTAATCTTATTGGAAGTTTCATACGCGTTTTGAGCCAATCTTCTCGTAAGATCAGGATCAGCCTCATATTGTTTGGCTATATCCTCATCTTCCCATCCCTGGCCTTTCATAGCTCTGATATGACCATCAGGTATATCATCGGCTTCGGGTGGATCTTCCTTGTCCTTAGACCCATCTTTCTTGTCTTCAGAAGCATCCTCGTCCTTATCGTCATCCGAGTTAGTATCATCCTTAGATTCAGAGTCATCTGTCTGATCGTCTTGATCCTTATCTTGATCTTGATTATCAGAGGTAGAATCATCTGATTCATTGGATTGATCTGCCGGTTCGGATTCATCGAGTTTATCCCTGAAGCCTTCTAATAATTTTTCTGCCTTGTCCTGCAATCCCTCGTCATTTACACTGTCCTCTACATCCCTTAGCGGATCATCTTTGTGTTCTTTCTTCTCTGCCATATTACATACTCTCCTTTAAAGCCGTTTCGCAACGAGCGAAAGGTGGGTTTAATTTCAAGTTCAAGTAATTCGTTTAGCACTACTTCGTCTTAGTTTTTGTGTGTGTTTTACAAATCCTGTTTTTTTCAAATATGCCTCATGGTTAGTAAAATTATCGAAAACCGGGCGGCATTGAGCATCCAACTTCACATTCGGAAATAATTTCTCATGTTCCGCACGCTGATTCGGAAGAACAGCCAATGCGTCAGAATGTACCGGCTGTTTATAATTACCGTGAATAGCAATGTTTAAATCCCAGTACATATCTTGACCACATTGAGGACATTTATGTATACCCTTTGTAGTAGTATCCTCCACAAACGTTTCACAGGCAACACAAATAAATCTATGTATAGCCATATTAACTCCGCTTCCCTGTTGGTTTAGGTTTTCTATATATTGGTTCCTGTACTTTCTTACCACGCACCTTTGCACGAAACTTTTTAAGCCTTGCTTCAATCTTTTCAATCAATGATTTTTCCTTCTTGGCACTACCTGGCTTACCAGGTTTCTGTTTAGCAATTCGCTTAATAGTTTTATCTACACCCTTACCTTCAAGTTCTCTTACTGTAGCCCAATATCCTTTTCTTGACATATTAATCTCCTGCCGGTTGTGGTACACCAGTCTGAAAATCCTGATTACGTTGAGTACCTGGTCCAACTATCATATTTCCTGCTGAATACCCACTACCATTTTGATTTATTTCGTTGCCAGCCCCTTTAGCCTTACCAGCGTTCTGTGGCCCCATTTGTGCCATCATTTTCATACGTTTAGCAAATTCAGGATCATTAAACCAATCCATAATTTCATCATCAATATCCATCTGATCAGCCAACGATGTTAGACATCGCTGTGCATTAAATTCTATACCTGTCTGTGAGGCTATCATAGCTGATTGCATAATATTTGGAAAGATCTGTGTAGCAAACTTCATTATCAATCCATTCTTAATATTTGGTTCAAGCCGTGACATCGACCTGGCTTTCAACTTAAATGTAAGCTCAAAGAAATCACCATACCGTTGTTCGGGTGTAAGATACAGTTGTACATGCTTACCGCCGGGCTGTCGTTTAGACAGTGGTAACTGTATCAATGGGTCAGTATGCAAATACCAGGCTTCTTTACCGCTAATCTCTCCACCACATTCATAAATAAGCTCACGTTCATCTTGCACTATTACATTAGCATTCGTTTCAAGAATCTGTGCTTGTGTAGCTGTATTAGCATCTGACTTCAATCCAGCCATCTGATCAGGATTACCTGACATATAATTATACCAGATTTGTGTCTGACTTAACATCTTTTCGTTGTTTACGTTCTGCCCACCATAGGACATAACCTTAACTGTAGTGGGATCAGCAAATACAACGTCACCATCCGCTGCGGTACGCATATCTTCAGCTTCCTCTGATGCCGTTGCATCTGCGACTGTTATATCTTTTTGACGTGACGCTTGTTCCATACTCTTAATCATCAGTTCATTAGCAAGATTATGTAAATCATACCACATACTCACTTCTGATATAGGGAGCGGATTATTAGGTACAGGTGGTGCAAACGACAAGTATGTATATGGCCCTTCTTTTGGCCCATAAAAGGAATCACCTTTTAGGTAGGTGTCAAATATTTTAATATCAGGATCAGGAATAGTCAACATAGCGTCTGCACCAGGGACATACACTTCCACAACATCAACGTAATCCTCTAATTCATTAATTTCCGTCTGACTAAGATTAGTTTGTGTTAACTTCTCGACCTTGTTTTTAGCATCTGGGTGAGAAGATTTTGGTAGTTGCATCACCAAGTCACTATCATACTCGTCATCATCAAGTAAGATTTGACGCGGTATTCGATTTCTATCAGCCACAAATGCAGCTTTCCTGAGTGCCCTGCATGTAGGATCTATAGATAAGTCATCAAGGTCTACAAGATCCGTATAAATTTGACCAGGGTCTATGAACATGTCGCCATACGTCAACACTTGACCACTATCAGCGATACCAGTTTTAAAGGTAGAAAAACCAAAGAAGGCACTTACTGCACCACCGCGTAGAATATTCTTAAAATTAGTTTTCTCATGGATGTCGTCAAGCCCAAGCCCAAGTAGCCACGCATAATCCCGCTGTGCTACAACTTGTGTGAGCACCCTACTCACAGGATTTTTCATCACAAGATTAGGGACCATAGTACGTATCGTATGGAAAACCAGATTAATAGGAGCGTTGCCTGTCATACCCCTAACAGACGTATAATACTGACCCACATAGGCTTTAATAAACATAGCCCTTGCTTTGCGGTATCGTTTCAGTCTGTTAAAGCCCTCTTTAACTGCTAACGCTATTTTACGCGGATATTCGGCTTCTACATTCAGACTCATTTTTTATCCTTGTAGCTTATACATTTCTGTCTAAGTATTTTTGATAGTGCCGTTTCTCTTGTACCTATACTTAAAATTGGACATGTCTCACGGTGTACACACTTTCTACACTGTTTCTTAGTCGCCATTATTTCTCGCTAAAATCAAAATTCCTACGCCACGCATGTTTCCTCTTTTTCCTCTCAGCATCAACTTTCTTCATTCGACCAGCAAATGATCTGTCTCTTATACACATCTGACGCTGCCGACGAGCGATCTAGTGTAGATCTCG